TTCGTTTAAGTTAGTTCCGTCTGCGTAAGCAGCTACAATTTTTGCTTCGCCTACAGTAAAGCCAGTTCCACTAACAGTTTTGATAGTTAAGTTTGTTACACCTGTAACAGCAGAACAATCAAAAATATAAAATTTTTCTATTGAGTTTGGAATATGTACAGCAGAAGCTCCAGTTAAAGTACCAGTAAATTTAATTACCATGTTTCTTGCATTTGATAATGCAGCATCAGACATAACTAGTGTTACTGTGCCACCATTAGATAATGCTACTGCTTCATAGCCTGCGATTGCTTGTTGGATTAAGTTTAAGTTTGTATTAGTTTTATCACCCCATGTACCAGCGTTTTCACCAGTGGTCATCAACTCCAGTTTAAGGTCAGATGAATAATTAGATGCCATAAATTTGTTCTCCTAAATTAAGTATAATTTTACTATCGCTATGCTGCTAAGTCAACAGGTGACCAAACATTGTTTACACCTGGATCTATTTCAGCCCAGGCAGTTATATTAGGTGCACCTACCGAAGAAGTCAATGATATGCCAGTTGGTGAAACTGTAGCATTTCCTGTATTTGTTACAGTACCTATAGCTGATGTTAAGGCTTGACCTGTTACACCCACAGTTTGTCCTGGAATCTCTCCTTCGTCTCCTAGTGACATAGTTGCTGCAACACCAGTTACAGACTCTACCGTTGTTTGGACAAGTTGGATAGTTCCTAAAGAAGAAGTTAAAGCAATTCCTGTTACATCGACAGGTGTTTTAACACCTCCTATTACTGAGCCTATTGCTGTAGTAGCAGCTTGACCAGTAACAAATTCTTCATTTGTTTGTTTTAAAGTAAAGTTACCTAATGATAAATCTAATTGATCTTCTGTTGCATTTACAAATACATTGTTATCAATTTGTATAGAGAAATTACCAGCTAATGTCATAGACATTGCTTGGCCAGTTTCTTGAATACTAAAGTCTGTTGTAACAGTTTCGTTACCAATTGAAGATGTTAATGATTGTCCAGTTGCTACTGCTGAAAATGCTTCACCCCAAGCAAGGTTACCCCAAGCTCTTCTACCCCAACCAATTCCAGTTAATAAGCTTTCATCAATAGTTACTCCTCCAGGAGTTGTTTGAAGTTGTGATCCAGTTATATTTACACCAATTCCAATTGTGTCATCTCCAACTGAAGTAGATAAAGATAATCCAGTGGCAGCAAAAGTAAATGATACTCCGTACACACCCTGACCAATAGATGATGCTAAGCTAACAGATCCTAATGTAATATTACAATCACCTTTAGGTGTTAGTGATCCAGTTGTAGGTGTTAATGATTGTCCAGTTACATCTTGGTAAACACCTGATAATTCTCCCCAAGCATTTTCTCCCCAAGTGTCTCCACCCCAACCTATGTTAATTTCGTTATCAACAACGACTGCTGTAATTTGTGATTGTAGTTGTTGACCTTGAGCTAATACATCTCCAGCAATACCCCAAGAACCTTCGTCCCAACCTCCTCTACCATAACCTGAATTAACTTCAGGATCAGCAGTTACTTGTGTAATTTGAGTTTGTGCTTGAATACCAGTTACAGATACACCAGCATCACCTTGTGCTGCCCAGCTACCTTGTCCCCAATCTAATGCTCCCCATGTAGATGAAGTCATATCCATAATACCGCCCATACCACTGCCGTGAACGTAGCATAAATAATAAAAATCTGTTTGTGACGATGGAGTTATTTCAACGTATCTAGTTGTAGCTGCGTTGAAAGTAGTTGTGTTTGTGTAACCTGCTTGGTTACTTGCACCATCAAGATAATAAGTTACTCCAGATGAAATTATTCCAGAGGTACTTGTGCTTGTAGAAAAAACTAATGGGTGACCATCGTTGGATGCAGCACTCTGATCAAATCGTAAAGTTCCACCTGCTACCCAACTTACTGTTCCAGGGCCAGTGGAGTTTCGGGCACCGTCTAAGAAATAAACATTACCAGTGCCAGAAGGATATAGGTTACCCGATGCTACGGTTACTGTATAAGTACGTTCTGCCATAGCACCGGTTTACCTCTCTATGCTATTCTCAATATTGCAGCAGATGTTGTGAACGCAGGGAATTGAATAGTGAAAGTTCCGCTAGTTGCAGTCTTATCACCACCAAAATCCAATACAGCCACAGCAGAGTTTGAGTTAGATGTATTATAAATTAATGCACCTCTCGCAGTTAATGTAACGTTTGTAAACGATAGGTCTGCAAAATCAGTTATCGCTGTGTTAGACGCTATAGATGTTCCAGTGTTAACAAGAGCACCTCCACCTGAAGTGTATCCAGACGGTGACGTAACTTGGTTACCAGTTGTAAATGAAGTTGTAGATTTACCTAGCGTTGCTGAGCTAGTGTACATCGCTAACTTAAACTTATCACCAGTAGTCTGCGTGAAGTCATGTTTTGCTTCTAGTAATTCTTTTTTAAAAGTATTACAGATTGCGTTAGTTGTTATTGCCATAGTTGGCCTCCTTTAAATTATTAATTTGGCGATGGTGAAGGAACCTTAATTCTCGGTACTCCATCATCGTATTCTGCACGTCTTCTTCTCCCCATTTGTTGAAGAGCAAAATTTTGTACTTCCTCATCATACTTCTTTTGATAGAGATTGTATAGATCCATAGGCCCTTTTAAAAACCTATATGCTTCAGCCAATGTCCCATGTAATAACATAGACTCCTGATACTTAGAAATAAAGGTTTCATTAGATGAAGTAAACTGAGGAGGATCCTGTACGTAGTTTATTTGCACTGTATAATTAGAATCAGGGATTGGAGCTACTATAAAATTGAAGTCATCCCAATTAGCATAGTATTTAGGTAGTCCTGTATCTGCGTTGTTGTTAAATTCAGATATAAAACTTGTGTCTCTTTTTTCTAAGAATGTTCTAGTCGTGCCATTAATTACTTGCACAGATCTTATAATTGTCAAATCAGATGGAAGACTTACAAATCTGTTTGAAGCAGTAAACGTAGAAGTTGAGTATTTTCTTAAATCATCATAATCAACTTTACCTGCAATATCTAATTCAACAGATCTTATAAAATCTTGAATAATAGCATCAGTTAAAACATTACTATCTACTTCTGTGTAGTTTCTAATTTGTGTTAAAAAATTTGAATATGTTACTGCCATTATGATATTACCACTGTTGTTGCACCACACTGTGCATCTAGTTGTCTTCTTCTATTTTGTAAAGAAGGATCTTCTGGAATCATAGCATGCATAATAGCAGTTGTTGAAACGCCATCAACGATTCTTGTAATTTCAAAATCTTGTGTTTTAAATGCAAAGTCTCCAGGTAATGTTAAATTAGCAACACCTACCATTGTTCCACCTGAGTTAGTAATAGTCACATCACTTGTAGAAGTATTTATAAATGGTTGTATTGGTTGCTGAAACTTTTGCACTCTTGCATTCTGCAAAGCTATTGCATCAGATACTTGTCTTCGTCTTCTAATCTGTGGATGTTTTGGTTCGTATTCAGATGTATGTACTAATGAACCATTCCATTCTTTTACCATTTCATTATATGGAAAAGCTTGTCCTGATCTATCAGATATAGCTAATGATCTTTTACCAGTTGCAAACTTACCCATTATACACCATCTCCAAAATATGTTTGAGGTGATATAAATGTAGAAGCTCTTTGACCATCTTCATCTAAAGCTCTTTTTAGTTCATCCTCATAAATTAATTTATTTTGTTGAACAAGTTGTGGAGCTTTTTTCATAGCTGTGTAGTAAGCCATACCTGCAGCTAAGCAAGGTAAAAATCTGTAAACTACATCAGGGTCTTTAGTATATGCTCCAGCATCTTCAATTCTTTTTATTACATAATATTTTAGAGTTGTATAAGTATTTAAATTTGGTGCTTGGTATAAATAAATTTTAGGTGTTGTTTCTCTTGAAACATAATATTGTGATGGTTGTCCTACTGCTAATTTATTTGGTAAAGCAGCATATGTAGATCTGTCAATTTTTGATAAAGATATATCTTGTGTACTTGCACTATCACTTGATGCAGCTGTAGAAGAAATAAAAGCTTCTAGTACATCACTTACACTAGAGCTTACAGCATACTCAGCTTGTCCTGAGACTAAAGTTGCCTCATGCAAACCTACTTTCCATAAATGTATTCCTCTGTTACCCCATTCAGATAAAAGAAGATTAAGGCTTCTTCTTGCTGAACGCATATCATAACCAGAGTTAGTAGATAAACCACATCTCTCATAACCCTCGTCAATAATTTCATCTATGCTTAAATTAAAAGCAACTGTTCCAGATGTAGCCATTACTTGTTCTCCTTATTAGCGGCCGCTTTGAGAGTGTCTGACTTCTCCTTTTTGCGGTTGTACAACTTCTTAGATTGTAGCACTTTTTGACTAAACTTTGAAGACCTTAGGCTTTTTGCGATATAATTTGGAGATGACACGTCTTTTCTTCTTTTTTTCATCTCTAGCTCCTCTAAGCTTTCCTTCTATTTGTTTCGGTATTGCAGTTCTTCCTATTGGCATAAGGTATTATAGAATACTTCACAGAGATTATCAACATTGATGATCTTATCAAATTTATAATGTACTGAGTCTTTATAGCCAAACTTGTATTTATAAACATCACCTACATACAAATGTATGCCTTTTTTAATATGATCCTTATTATGTAAAAGATGATAATAGCCAGAGTTAATAGACACATATCCTGACATCTTGCTGCAAATTTCAGGTAAATGATCAGCAGGCAAATGTTCAAATTGTTTAGTTGTAACAAAGTTAAATTCAGGAAATCTTTTTATTAGTTCTTGTTCTACTTCCTTAGCATTCCATACACTCTTATGTTTTTGACCTGCTTCTAAAGCTAATAGTATTGTCTTATTAAATTTATACCTATTATGTCTTATTTCAAAGTTAGGATAATGCTCAGGCTTTACTCCAAGTTTTTCACAATATTGTTCAACAATATTTGTTTTATCTTTAAAATCTTTCTTTGAATAAAGATGTAT